GCGGGCGGTAGCAGGCGCGGCGACGGCGGGACAGCACGGCGCGGCCTCGCAAGCGGCGGTCGCACTTGGCAAGCTGGCCGGATTATACGTGGAAAAACAGAAACTTAGCGTCGATGACACCCGCGAACACCTCGATGCCGTTCGCGACCTAGCCGAAGTCGAACCGGAAGAGGATATTGAGCCGCCGAAGGTGGTGAATTTTCGGTAGCCAAACGCGCGAAACGCACATAATTGGTACGTTTCCGCGATAACCCATTGATATGAAACGATTTTGGTCAGGCTGTTAGCCTGATCCGCGCTAATATCAACGCCAAATCGAGCCGAGCTCCCCCCCGGTCTCGCGACCGGCGGGGGCGGCAATTATTGTGATACCCCCCGCCCCCCTTGGCGTAACAAATTTGGACGATGCCAGAAAAAAATAAAAATTCTGCATGGGCCGCTTTTATAAAGCGCTACAAAAACGACCCCGCAGGCTTCAGCAAGCACGTCGTCGGCATGGACCCCCTCGACTGGCAACGTGAAGTGATGCAAGCGGTCGCCAGCGGCGAGCGTCGTATCAGCGTCCGCAGCGGCCACGGCGTCGGAAAGAGTGCCTGCGCGAGCATCCTGGTACTGCACTTCTTAACAACCCATTACCCGTGCAAGATCGTAATCACTGCCCCAACCAGCGCCCAGCTATATGACGCCCTGTTCGCCGAGGTAAAGCGCCGCCTCAAAGACCTGCCCCCAGCGGTAGGCAAACTATTTGAGGCCACCAGCGACCGGGTCGTCCTCAAAAGCAGTCCCAGCGAGGCGTTTTGCAGCGCCAGGACAAGCAGCAAGGAACGCCCCGAAGCCCTCGCGGGCGTCCATAGTGAAAACGTGCTTCTGATCGTAGACGAAGCCAGCGGCGTCCCAGAAAGCGTATTCGAGAGCGCCGCCGGGAGCATGTCGGGCCACAATGCTGTCACTTTGCTTCTGGGAAATCCGGTTAGGGCGAACGGCTTTTTCTACCGCACGCAAACGGAATTGCAAAAAGATTGGTGGACGAAAAAGGTATCTTGCGATGACAACCCTCTGGTCAGCGATGACTTCTTGCGCGACATGGCTTCGCGATATGGCGAAGAAAGCAATGCATACCGCGTCCGCGTGCTGGGCGAATTTCCGGAAGCGGATGAAGACACTCTCATCCCGCTAAACCTCATCGAGGCCGCCCGCGACCGCGACGTCGACAAATCTGAAATTGCCCCCGTCATCTGGGGCGTCGACCCCGCCCGGTACGGCAGCGACCGCAGCGCCCTCGCGAAGCGCAGCGGAAACTACTTATTAGAGCCGCCGAAAACGTGGCGCGACAAGTCAACGATGGAACTCTGCGGCATCATCCAAGCGGAATATGAAAGCACGCCATTCATGGAGCGCCCCGAGGAAATCTGCGTCGACAGCATCGGCATCGGCGCGGGCGTCGTCGACCGCCTGATTGAGCTCGATCTACCCGCACGCGGCATCAACGTAGCCGAGAGCGCGAGCCTGAATCAAAAGTATGTGCGGCTTCGCGACGAACTTTGGTATCGCTGCCGAGAATGGTTTGAAACAAAAGAAGTCCACATTCCTGATGACGAGCAACTCATTCAGGAATTGGCTGCGCCCCGCTTCACATTCACGTCTTCAGGAAAAATTAAAATTGAAAGCAAGGACGAGATGCGAAAGCGCGGCGTAGGTTTTGGAAGTCCAGACTTGGCAGACGCTTTCTGCCTCACGTTCGCCAGCAACGCCGTCGTCGCCGCCCACGGCACCCGCTACGCTTGGGGTCGGCACTTTGAACCAGATACGAGTTATGTGATCTAATGCTACTTGTTCAAACCCCACGCGGCACCGTCTCCCTGCCCCCGCAGGGCTTTTTCCAGCAGCAACCAAGCCCGTTTGCCAGCCAGCTAACACCGACCGGCTTGCCCCCACTGCGCCCCCCTGTCTCGTTCGCCCCGCGCACCCCGGCTCCTGCCGATCTTAATTCGGCGTCGTTGGTTCAACCCCCAGCCCCGCCTCCGGCGACGATCCCGTCGTCCTCAAGTTTCAACACACGCCGACGCGGCTTCGGCCCCGCCGAAAACGCTTTTGAAGGTGCGCCGGTCAGCAACCCGGCGTTACCCGGCAGCGTAGACCCGGCGACTGCCTTCAGCATCCCAGCAGGGTTAGCTTTCGGCCCGCTAGGCGGTGTATTCGGAAGGGGCTTCGGCAACGCCATATCCGCTTTCACCGCCCCACCGGGTGCGCTTGCACAAGTTAATCCGCTTAGCGTGTTGGCAAATGTGTTTACCCCCTTCGGCATCGCCGGCAAGTCAATCCATGAACAGACGCAGCCGTTTAAGCAGGCGGTGCAAGTGTTGGAAAATGAATTTCAAGTTCAGAAAGAACAAGAAGCGAAGCGCGCGTTTAATAGCCGGTTTACGCGACAATTCGGCCCCGGAGTTGCCCCAGCTTTCTCCGTAACGTCGCCAACTTTCGGCAACGTCAATCCTAATGTCCATCCCAGCTTTTTCGGCATCCCGGAAGCCGGTGACACCGAAGGCTTTAGCGGCATGGGCGAAGGCTTCGGAGAAAACGCCGCCAACACGGGACAAGAAGATGTTGACGAGGACAGTCCGGACGCCAGCGATGGCGGAGGCGGCGGCGGCAGCGGCACTTACATCTGCACCGCCGCATGGCACACCGGCATCAGCGCCCCTGCAACGTGGAGTTTAAACCGTCGCTTCGGCGTCTGGATACGCCGCAACGATCCTCTCGCATACGAGGGTTATAGCGTTTTCGGCCCTTGGATTGCCGACCGCATCCGCGACGGCAAGCTGCGTTGGATCGGCAAGCTAAAACCGCAATGCTGGGCGTATGAGATGGCGCAGCGCAGCGGCAAGGATACGAGCGGCTTCCCGCTCTCGATCAAGATCGTAAACCGCATTCAGCGAGCGACTACGCGCCCGTTGGTTCGTTTGCTTGGGTGGTATGTTTCAAAGTGACTTCCGCGTTGTCAGGACGCTCTACTACAGCAACGTCCTCGCGACCGTCGCCTATCTGATTGCCGCTGGCCCAAGCGTAGCCGGTGTTTTGCTAACGGTGTTCGTCTTCTTCCTGATGAACCCGGTCGGCATCGCGATCACATATCATCGGTATTGGTCGCACCGGAGTTTTGAGTTTCGCCACCCACTGCTTCGCTGGTTCTGTACCTTCTGGGCAATGGCGTCGGGCGTCGGGTCTATCATCGGTTGGGTCGGCGTGCATCGCGATCATCACCGTCATTCTGACGATAACCGCGATCCGCATTTGGCGGCGCGCGGTTATGCGTCGATGCTGACTATGCGAAGTTATGAATATCAACCGTCGCCGCGTAAGGTCATTGACCTGTTACGCGACCCGCTTTTGGTCAAGTTGCACCAGCGCTATTTTGCGGTGCCGTTTGGCTATGCGGCGATGTGCTTCGCCATCGGCGGCATTGATCTTCTTGTCGCGGCGTTTTGCGCCCCGGCGGCGATTAGTCTGATCGTGCAAAATACGACGAACTATTGGAACCATCGCCAGAGCGACGGCTACCGACCGGCAAACGTCGGCTGGATAAATTTTTTAAATTTCGGCGACGGGTGGCACAGCAACCACCATGACGACCCGTCAAACTATACGACCTCACGCGGACGGCATCAGGTCGATCCAGCGGGTTGGGTAATCAAGAAGGTTTTAACAAATGGCTGAAACCGTCAAGGCAATTCAGAACGAGATGGTCGCGAACTACAAGGCGCTCACCGAGGACGAAAAAGAGATCATCCGCTCGAACCAGGACACGCCTTACGCGCAGCTTCTCAAGCGCGTCATTCCCACCGAAGTTTTCGAGGGTCTGCCCCAGCGACAGCAGGCGCGCAACCTCGCCCCAGCGGGCGGCTTGTTTTCCAGCGGCGGCGGCAACAACCAGCGCGGAGGGTTAATCTGATGCCAAAAGTCGGAAACAAGAAATACAGCTACACCAAGAGGGGCAAGGCTGCCGCGAAGAAACACGCCAAAAAAACTGGCAAGCGGATGAGTTATAAATGAGGAATGTAGAAATCCCTCTCAACGCCAGCCCGTTCACAATCGTCTACCAACGCCCCCGCAAAGTCGAGCCGGTAGCCGAGACCGCAACGGGCAAGAAACGCGGTCGTCCGCGTAAGCAGTCGAAACTTTTTTAATGGTAAGCCTTCTCGACAACGCCGCCCCCGGCGGATTGCTATCCGCCCCCCGCTCCGACCCACGCATAGCGGTGTTGCAACAGTTGCTCGACCCTGCGGTGACAAAGCGGCATCCGTTTTTGCCAGTCATGCGTACAATGCGCCCGACCGGCGACACGATGGTGCCGGAAGAAATTACAAGCCGCGAATTCGGCGCGCCGCAGATTGCGGTCGATATGCTTGAATCTTTCATGCTGCCCGGCGCGGTGTGGAAAGGCTATACGCCGACAATGCAGGACGCGGCCCAATTCAGCCTCGACACGATGCTGGGCGGCTTGTTGGGGACTGCGCCGCGTAACAGCTTGGCGGCGAACGTATGGCACGGCACGCCGCACAAATTCGCGCCGGAGCCGGGTTTCCCGCATGGTCGCCCCCGCCTTGACAAGATGGGAACGGGCGAAGGCGCGCAAGCGTATGGTCCGGGTTTTTATACGGCAGAGTCGAAAGGGGTTGGGACAAGCTATCGAGACGATTTAACAAGTTTAAAGCGGCGCATGTCGTTGGATGGAGAGTTATTGCCAACGCCTAGCGCGTTTGACGCAAACAAGGTCGCAAAAGATTTCAACGTACCGGAATCAGACGCAAATTATTTACAGGCAATCGTCGATGATATGCATTCGAGCGTTAAAGGCGGTGATGTAAATTCATATATCGCAAGTCGCAAATCGATGCTGGATTTATACCCAGAAAATTCTGGCGACGAAATTGTTGATATGCTGCGCGGGAGTTATGAGGCGCAAATAAGAGTCGCTGAAAAATACAAGGATCGATTAAAGCCAGCTACCGGCACCCTCTACAAGCTCGACATCCCCGACGCCGATGCCGCTAAAACTCTTGACTGGGATGCGCCGTTGAGTGAGCAGCCCATTGCGGTGCGTGAGGCATTAAATCAAAGCGTAATTCAACGAAATCGCTTAGACGATGAATTGAAAAAAATAGAACGTCAGATAAACACCGAAGCATCATTGAATCCCGCAGATGCAAGTAGTTTCGATTCGTTTTTTGCTTCTCCGATGAGCGATAAATTTAACGCCCTTATTGACCGAAAAATAGAATTGCAAAAAGAAATAACCGATTTACCTGATCGTGGATTTATCGCGGAGGTTGTCAAAAATAACCCCGACATCACTGGCGGCGACTTTTTTAATTTACTTAAACGGAACGCTGGCAGATTAACCGGCGCTAATCCAAACCGGACGCAAGCCGAGTCTAGTTCGGCAGTCGCCGACGCTCTCCGCGAAGCTGGCGTCCCCGGCGTCAAATACCTCGACCAAGGCAGTCGAGGCGCAGGCGAAGGCTCGCGCAATTATGCGATATGGGATCAGGACGTTCTCAACCGCACGAAGATGCTGGAGCGAGACGGTGTTACGCTCGGCGCAAACAAAAGCCCAACCGCCGCGACGGCGGGGTTGCTGTCGCGTTCTCCGTTGGAAGAAAGGGCGACGGGGGCAAATGCGTTTTCCCGTGGGCCAAATCTTACACAACAACAATTTAATGACGTTTTCCTAAGCCGAAGCAAACAGCGTCAAAATTGGGCACTAGAACGAAAAGCAGAACGTGAAGAATTAATGCGGCAAGTTGTCGAAACGCAGCGGCAGCGGGGCGTCAATAGTTTATACGGCAAGCCGCCATTTACTGACCCTTTAATAATTAATAAACGGATGCGTAGTTTTAAGGCGGATAAATTACGCAAGGCAAAACCCTACAAGAATATGGGACAAGGGTTATGGTCTAAGACATTTGAAAAAGAGGTGGAGAGGGCTGCGGGTATGCCAGACCTCTTTGATGTTGGTAGCACTATAAGCCGCGCAAATATGGAAGCTGTACCGCGAGCGTTAAAAAAAGAAGGCTGGACGGTTAGGCATGTGTCAAAGGGCCGCGATGGCCGGGTTTCTAGCCGCTATTTAGTTTCACCTGATGAAAGTTATGAAATTCGCTTAACTGACCACTATTTGCCGGAAACGGCAGAAAGATTTCATCGGATGACTCAAGGGCAAGGGTCGCGCTGGAATGATGAAATTATTTTAGACGGCGACGAGCGACCAGCCGAGATAATTCAACAGATAAAAAGCAGTTTTAAAGGTCTATTAGACTAATGGCTAAGAAAAAAGACGACATAGAATTCCAATCCATCGTCCAAAACGAAATCCAGTCGGCAATAAATTACACCGACCAGGAACTCGCCAGCGACCGCGTCGAGACGATGGATTTCTATCTCGGCGAGAAGTTCGGGAACGAGCAGCCCGGTCGATCCCAGGTTGTTATGACCGAAGTTGCGGACAGCATCGAAATGATGATGCCGTCGCTAATGAAAATCTTCACGGCGTCCGGTGACTTCGTCCGCTTCGCACCTCGCGGCCCCGAAGATGTCGAAAGCGCCCAGCAAGCGACCGAATACGTCAACTTTATTCTCAACAGCGACAACAACGGTTTCGTCCTGCTTCACAATTTTTTCAAGGACGCATTGCTTTTCAAGATGGGCGTCATCAAGGCGTATTTCGACGAAACCGAAACCGTCACAGAAGACGAATACGAAGGTCTAACGGAAGACGAATTGACCGCGTTGCTGGCCGACGAAAACCTCGAAGTCGTTGAGCAAGAAAGCCGCCAACTTGGCGACGACATAGAAATGCCAGACGGCACCTTTATGCCTGCCCCGATGGTTTTTGACATTCGCGTAAAGCGCACCACCCAGGACGGGCGAGTGCGGCTTGAAAATATTCCGCCCGAAGAATTCCTATTTAACCGCCGCGCCAAGTCCATCGAGGACTGCCGCTTTGCAGCGCATCGCACTTCGCTTTCCAAAAGCGAATTAATTTCGATGGGCTACGACCGCGAGTTGGTCGACCGTCACGCGGGCTTCACAGAAATTGACGAAGTCGGCGAGGTGCAAACGCGCTTTGAAGATGTAGAGAGCGGCGCGGCAGACGGCAGTCACGATCCCAGCGAGCAAGGTGTTCTATACACCGAGGTTTATATCCGCACCGACTACGACGGCGACGGCATCGCGGAATTGAGACGGGTTTGCTGCATCGGCACCGGCTACGAAATTGTCAAAAACGAACCGTTCGGCATGATGCCGTTCAGCGTCGTCTCGCCGATCCTGATGCCGCATCGAATGGTCGGGCGCAGCGTCGCCGAGTTGCTAAAAGATATCCA